CCTGACGGTAAGGCAGTGGCAAGTGTTACTAGTATTCTAGATGGCACCAAAGATAAGACACATCTTATCGCCTGGAAAAAACGTGTAGGCGAAACTAAAGCACAAGAAATTGTTACAGAAGCAAGCGGAGTTGGTACACGTATGCACAAATATCTTGAAGACTATGTAGAGTTTGGCAAATGGACAGAACCTGGAAGTAATCCCTATGCAAAACAAGCACACATGATGGCTACACAAGTTAAAGAAAATGCACTAAAAGATGTAGATGAAATATGGGGGAGCGAAGTTGCTCTTTATGTTCCTAGTTTATATGCAGGTACTACAGATTTAGTAGGAAAATACAAAGGTAATGCTTGTATTATGGACTTCAAACAAACTAATAAGCCTAAAAAATTAGAATGGGTACAGGACTATTTTTTACAACTAACAGCCTATGCTATTGCACACAATGAAATATATGGCACTAATATAAATGAAGGTCATATCTTTATGTGCAGTAGAGCAGGAGAATATCAACAATTTGACTTATGGCCACACGAATTTGATGAGTGGAAAGATGAATGGTGGAATAGGGTTTATGCATATTATGAGAAACACGGCTAAATATGTATATTAGGAGACGAATATGGCAGTAGTACAAATCAGTCGTATACAAGTAAGAAGAGGTAAAAAAGGTGTGGATAACTTGCCACAACTTGCTTCTGGCGAACTTGGATGGGCAATTGATAGTCAAGAATTTTACGTTGGAAACGGTAGTGTAAGTGAAGGTGCTCCTGCTGTTGGTAACACAAAAATTCTTACAGAACATGATAGCATTTTTCAACTTGCAGGGCAGTATACATATAGGAATGACAGCGGTATAACAACTGGAGCAAGTTCAACACAACCAATTCAAAGAAGTTTACAATCAAGGTTAGACGATACAGTATACGGGGCTGACTTTGGTATGATAGGTAATGGAACAACAGATGATACTGTTGCATTCCAAAGAGCAATAGATCAATTATTCATTAATACTAATAAAACAAATCCTTCAAGCAGAGTCACACTAGTGCTTTCTCCTGGCACATACAAACTTTCTGCAACAATTATTATTCCTCCATTTGCTTCTATTATGGGAGCAGGAGTAGATAAAACAATCATTAATACAAGTGCAACTGAAGCATTTACATTTGTTAACGGAGAAAGTACTCCAGGATCATATGCCGCAGTCGCAACAAATAGTTTTATTAATCAAGCAAAAGATGTTACTATACACGGAATGACTATAAATCAAAGTGTAGCAGGTACAATGTTTGATATGCATAGTGTAAGAGATAGTAAATTTAGTGATCTAAAAGTTATAGGTAATTGGCAATCAGGTGATGCGCCATCAACACAGAAAGCATTTAGTCTTGTAGGTGATAGTGCCGCAGTAATGAGTAACAATAATACCTTTGTTGATGTAACAATGAAAAATTGGACTTATTGTGTATACAGTGATTTTGCTATTAACGATACATTAATAAAGAACAGCACATTTGATACTTCTGCTTACGGAGTAGTGCTTGGTGAAAACACAGTGTTAGGTCAATTAGGACAAGAAGCAGGACCTACAGGTACAAAAGTCCAAAACAGTGTATTTGATGAAATAGCAAGAAATGCTATTTGGGTCAAAGAAGGAACAGCCAATGCAAGTGTTGGTAATACATTTAATAGTGTAGGTAACAATAACGGCACAGAGGCAAGTAGTGCTCACGCTGTTATGAAGTTTGACAAAACAGGAAACACAAGTAAAAATGATTTCTTCCTACGTTTTGAGGCATTAAGTTTTGAACAACAATATATTGTTAACCAAAAGTTTACACCGATTATTGAAGGTAGTTGTCAATTTGATATGAACGGTACATCAAATTTAGAAGTAGTATTCCAACCAGTAGCAAATAGATATTTTAGACTACCAGGTGATGCTAATACAAATTATGAAATTGATTATGTTTATCATAGTACAGCATATCAAGCACACCGCAGTGGAATAATCTATGTCAGTGTTGATTATGACAATGATAATATAATTTTAAGAGACGAGTATAATTTTACTGGCTCTTCAGGTCTTGTTACTAACTTTGAAATTACTGCTAATTTAGTTGATGAAAATGCAGATGCAACAAAAGATACAGTAGAACTTAAAGTAAGTAATTCAACAGCAACAGACGCTGGAACTTTCAAGTTTCACGTAAGATCAAAACGGTAATAAATGAATGATTTAAATTATGAGCAAAGGCTCTCTGAATGGTCAGCATTTAGAGCAGGACTAGAAGACTCTAAAGATCCTTTGCAAGATGTAATTAATTATTACAATAAGATTCCAACGGCATCTCTACAAACAGACCCGTATACACCAGATACTTGGCCTGATCCTTGGGAGTTAATTAACGAAAATATGTACTGTGATTTTTGCAGAGTACTAGGAATGTGTTATTCTTTACAGTTAACTGACCGTTTTTCAAGTGATAAATTCGAGATACATATTGGTATAAATTCACAAAAATCAGAACATTACTATTTGCTTGTGGTAGGTGATAGAGTGTTAGGATTTGACTATTCAACGCATGTACATGTAGATCAAGCACTAAAAAATTTAGAACCGCAAGAGATACATCACATGCCACCCCTTAACTAAATACCACACGAAACGAAAGAAAAGAGAACGGAGAGACACAGATGACAAATGGTACCATGATCGTAAAAAGAACAGGTAAAAAAGAACCCCTTAACATAGAAAAAATACACAAGGTTGTAATGTTTGCTTGTGAAGGATTAGCAGGAGTAAGTGCTAGTCAAATTGAAATGAATTCAAACTTGCAATTTTACGATGGAATGAGTACAAGTGAAATACAAGAAATATTAATTAGAAGTGCAAACGATTTAATTACTTTAGATTCACCTAACTATCAATATGCCGCGGCACGACTTTTGTCTTATGGTATTAACAAACAAGTGTTTGGTGAATACAAAAATATTCCGTTCAAAGAAATGATAGAAAAAAATATAGAGCGTGGTGTTTATGATCCTGCTATATTTGAATCTTATACAATAGATGAAATAAATTCATTAGATAGTTACATTCGTCATAAGCGTGATGAAAACTTTACCTATGCAGGTTTACGTCAAGTGGCCGACAAGTATCTAGTACAAGACAGAAGTTCAGGAGAAATTTTTGAGACTCCTCAATTTATGTATATGATGATTGCGGCAACTTTGTTTGCAAACTATCCAAAAGAAGATAGAATGTATTATGTAAGGAGATATTACGATGCGACCTCACTTTTTAAAATTAATATCCCAACGCCAGTCATGGCCGGTGTACGTACACCTGTTAGACAGTTTGCTTCGTGTGTCCTTGTTGACAGTGACGATACCCTTGATAGTATCTTCGCAAGTGATATGTCGATTGGTAGGTACACGGCACAAAGAGCAGGTATTGGAATCAACGCAGGACGTATTAGAGGTGTCAATGCAAAAATCAGAGGCGGCGAAGTCGCACATACAGGAATAATACCTTTCCTAAAAAAGTTTGAAGCAACTGTAAGATGTTGCACACAAAATGGTGTACGTGGAGGTAGTGCAACTACACATTTCCCGTTTTGGCATCAAGAGATTGAAGACATTCTTGTGTTAAAAAATAATAAAGGTACTGAAGATAATAGAGTGCGTAAGTTAGATTATTCTATTCAACTTAATAAAACAATGTATGAAAGATTATTAGCAGGACAAGATATAACTCTTTTCTCGCCACATGATGTGCCAGGATTATATGAAGCATACTTTGGAGATGCAGATAAATTTAAAGAACTTTACGAGTCATATGAACGCAAAACAAGTATAAAAAAGAAAAAGATTCCAGCAATGGATTTGTTTTCAGCATTGATAAAAGAACGTGCTGAAACAGGACGTATTTACATAATGAATGTTGATCATTGTAACACACATAGTTCATTTAAAGATACAGTCTATATGAGTAACTTGTGTCAAGAAATTACATTGCCTACTTTGCCTTTACAGCATATTGATGACGAAAAAGGTGAAATTGCATTATGTATTTTGAGTGCAATCAATGTTGGTGTAATCAAAGATCTTGAGGACTTAGAAGAATTATGTGATCTTGCAGTAAGAGCATTAGAAGAAATAATTGATTATCAACGTTATCCAATCAAAGCGGCAGAGATTAGCACAAAAGCCAGACGTAGTTTAGGAGTAGGATACATTGGACTTGCACACTATCTTGCAAAGAATAAAGTTAAGTATGATGACCCAAAAGCATGGAAACTTGTACACGAACTAACTGAAGCATTTCAATATTACTTGTTAAAAGCAAGTAATGATCTTGCAGAAGAAAGAGGTGCATGTGATTATTTTGACCGCACTAAATATAGTGACGGCATTCTGCCTATTGATACATACAAAAAAGAAGTAGATGATGTTGTTAAGGTTAAATTAAAATATGACTGGGATACTCTTCGCAAGGACATTAAATTACACGGTTTACGGCACAGCACATTGTCCGCACAGATGCCTTCGGAGAGCAGTTCCGTTGTGTCGAACGCTACCAACGGAATTGAACCACCTAGAGGATACTTGTCCGTTAAAAAGAGCAAAAAAGGGCCTCTTAAGCAGATTGTTCCGCAGTATCAATCGTTAAAAAACTACTACACTTTATTATGGGATATGCCAAGCAATGAAGGTTATATTAAGGTAGTAGCAGTGATGCAGAAGTTTTTTGATCAAGCAATAAGTGGTAATTGGTCGTATAATCCAACTCATTTTGAAAATAATGAAGTTCCAATGAGTCAGATGATACAAGACTTACTAAATACCTACAAGTTAGGATGGAAAACATCATACTATCAAAACACGTATGATTATAAAACTGATCCAAGCGAAATGGTTGACGAGCCGGCTCACCCAGTTGGTTGGCACGACAATGTAAAAGAGGGACCTGTTGAACGAACTGAGTTCAACGGAACTGACGAAGAATACGAAGAATATTGCGAAGCATGTGCAATTTAGGTTGACATCTACGTAAATTTAGTGTATAGTTAATATAGAAGAAGTAAAAGAGGAAAGCAAATGGCAAAGACTGTCTTTAATAAAGAAAAAGTAGACTTCACCAAACAGAATATGTTTTTTGGTGCAGATCAGAACACACAGAGATATGATGTATTCAAATTCCCTGTATTCGATAAACTTAATCAAACAATGTTGGGTTATTTTTGGAGACCTGAAGAAGTAAGTCTACAAAAAGATAGAGCGGACTTTGCTAACTTTCGCCCAGAGCAGAAACATATTTTTACTGCTAACCTTAAGTATCAAACATTATTAGATAGTGTGCAAGGACGTGGACCATGTTTGGCATTTTTGCCACATGTATCATTACCTGAACTAGAAGGATGTATTGTTACTTGGGACTTCTTCGAAACAATTCATAGTCGTAGTTATACACACATTATGAAAAATGTTTATGCTGATCCAGCAGAAGTGTTTGACACTATCCTCGATGATCAAAAGATTATTGACCGAGCAGTGAGCGTAACAAAACATTATGATCAATTTACAGAAGCCGCCGATGCATTTACATATCGCAATGAAGGTAATATGTATGAAGTTAAGAAAAAACTTTACATGGCAATGCAGACTGTAAATATCTTAGAAGGTTTACGTTTTTATGTTTCTTTTGCTTGTACCTTTGGTTTTGGAGAATTAAAACTAATGGAAGGTAGTGCAAAAATTATTTCACTTATTGCTAGAGATGAAGCACAACATTTAGCACTTAGTACTCACATATTAAAGTTGTGGGCTCAAGGCAAAGACGATCCAGAAATGGCTAAGGTTGCAAAAGAGTGCGAACAAGATGTTTATGATCTATGGCGTGAATGTGTTGCAGAAGAAAAAGACTGGGCTGAATACTTGTTCAAAGACGGAAGTATGATTGGTTTAAACGCCACACTACTACATCAGTACGTAGAATACATTGCAAACCGTCGATTAAAGGCGCTGGGAATGGATACTATATTCGATGCACCAGTTAACACTAACCCTTTACCTTGGACACAACATTGGTTAAGTTCATCAGGATTACAGGTTGCTCCTCAGGAAACTGAAGTTGAATCTTATATTATTGGTGGAATTAAACAAGATGTAGATAAAGATGCACTTAAAGGATTCAGTTTATGAGTATAGAAATTTGGGGTAAGCCTGCTTGTCCCTCATGCATGAAAGCAAAGGCTTTGTGCGAATCAAGAAAGTTTGATTTTGTCTATAAAGAACTTGGAAAAGATTTCGACAGAGATACTGTCTTATCTGAATTTCCAGGAGCAAGAACGTTTCCGCAGATTAAGGTATGGGGTAAAAACGTAGGCGGTTATGAACAGTTCTCTCAATACATAGACGATACTGGATATAACGGAACAGGACACGGATAATGTTAATAGAAGCACCATATAAGGTAGGAGATACCTTATCTTTCAAACTCAGCAGTGGAGAAGAAATTGTTGCAAGACTCGATGAAGAGACTGACAAATCTTATACACTACTAAAGCCAATGGTAATTGTTGCACAACAACAAGGATTAGGTTTAGCACCTTTCATGTTTAGTGTGACACCAGATGGCAAATTTAATCTAATGGCAACTTCTGTTGCCTGTATTGCAAAAACGGAAAGTGGAATAGCCAAGCAGTATATAGAAAAGACTACTGGCATTGCACTACAATAACCATAGGAGAAAACATGACGTTACATGAACAAATCGTGCAAGCATTTAATAACTACCTTGCAGAAGCAGAAACATTCGATGAAAAGGGTGTTAAAGCCGCGGCAACAAGAGCCCGTAAGGCATTAGGCGATCTTGGTAAACTTACCAAAGGCCGTAGAGCAGAAATCCAAGAAAAAAAGAATGCAATGTAATGAGCAGTCAACGGCGATGGCTTAAACTTTGGGCTAGAACTGTTGGTATGCCTATTGGCATTAATGACGACGACAAGCCGGAGTTCCTTCCAATTACACAAACTGATGTAAAGAAGGCTCTGGCTTTTCGTACCTTTTGGATTGTACTACATGTTTTGACATGTTTTGCGATTATAGCAGGAAATGGAAGAGTATTAGAATTATGGTAGAACTTACACCAGAAATAACAGATTTTATGGACACAATAAAACGTCCTGACAAATATACAAATATAGATTATATTACACCACTCAAAGATCATTTTGGCTTTTCTGAAAAGCAGGCAGAAAGACTACGTCATGAATACGTAGCAGATATTTTTAAACGTATGCCGTTTGGTGATCCAGACGCAAGAGACTAGGATAATTAGCATTTACTTATAAATATTATATGAGATATTTTTTAAGTCAATGCGAATACAAATGGACGCATGCCAAAAAAAGTAGAATGGAAAATATGTGGGTCATGCGAGAACTTGGCCAAGAACTTTGGAAGCAATGTAACCAACCAGGATTTAATTTAGTCTTAGTCAGAAGCAATAGCCAAACATTTCCAGGAGACATGTATTGTCGTTGTGATATATATGTTGATGTTGAAGATGGCAAAGCAGGCACGATGTTTGCAATTAAGTATTCAGATACTGCAAAGCCAGTAACTAAAGTTCAGTAAAACCTTTTTCTCTATCAAGATATTTAAAATCAATCTTAACAGGATCCCATTTTTCTAACGCATCAAATATAATTTGCTTATCTAATTCACCGCAGGTATAAACATCAAGTTGAACAAGTCCAGGACTTCCTTCGTCCCACACATGCACTGCTACATGACTTGTTTCAATAATAGTTACACAGGTTAAGCCTCTATTACCTTGCATCTCACAATATTTTGCATAAGGTCCCATCATTATTTTCATACCTATGTCACGGATAAGATTAGATGACCAATCAATAATTGTTTGTTCCCATCGTGGAGGATTACTACACTCTGCTCTAACTATTAAATGTTTGTGTTTGATCATAAAATTAGACATATTTAGTATTTAATGGTTGACAAACACAAAAAGTGGATGTATAAATAGTTACGTAACGTTGAAGCCAATCAGCGACAGACTGGACCTGGGGGCAGTACCCAGCAGGTCCACCATAAGCACATGAGTATGACTAAAGACGAACTTGACACAATTAGAATAGCATACACAAAAGTTTACGGCGACAGATGGCGTGAAGTTTTTGTCAAGTATTATTGGTGTGTTTATGATGGGCCTGAACTAGGATCGACAGATGTAAGAGAGAACGTGGAGTTACCGGTAGGCGAGACCGTATAAATCAGCAAAACTTATAATTGCAAACGACAATTATGCGCCAGAAATGGCAATGGCGGCCTAATTTAGGTCACCGGGGTTGATCACCTTGCAACAGAACGATTAAAGGGTGTTGCTTTCGGGCAACATCCTTTTTTACTTAATATCACTTTTTTACATTCATATATGGTTTTTGATAAGTATCTAAAGAGTACACACTAATCGGGATAGTGCTCCTAACAAAATTTAAAAATATTTAAGGAAGAAAACATGCGAATAACGACAATCGCCACAGCGGCTCTTTTGGCGCTTTCATCAGCGGCCATAGCCGAAGAAACTGTTCTATCATCAAAATGGTCATTAGACACACAAGTAAAAGCAACTCATATGGTAGATGCAGAAACTAATGTACTAACAATAAATCCAGAAATTACATATGCGGCAATGGATGCATTAGATTTGACAGTGGGAACAACATTTAATCTTTGGGAAGATGTAAACAATACAGATATCACAGATGAAATGGATCATATGCCAGTTTTAGAACTAGGTGCAAACTATGCTATGAATGAAGCATGGGAATTTGATGCATCGATGAACTATGATCTTGAAGAAGGAGAACGCTCAGATATTAAACTTGTTGCAACTTTTTCATTCTAAAAAGTAACAAATAACTTAAGGTCGCCCAGTGCGGCCTTTTTTTATGGTTTCATTTCAATAAATACTACTATAACCAAGGAGGGTTATGAAACTACACAAAAGTTATGAAGCACATGAAACACATCCAAAGAAGACAAGTATAGGAAATAATCACAGTAGAACAAAGTTTAGTTCTATGAACAAACACAAAAAACGCTCTTACAAAAAGTATAGAGGACAAGGGAGATAAAAATGGAAATGTTCGTTTTAGTTTTAAGCATGTGGGGTAAGACCGCAATGGGAGAATGGCTGTATATAGGTAATCAATATGCATTTAATACTCCGATGCCTCAACAGCAATGCGAAGAATTGATAGACAGGCAAGCATGGTCACACAACTTAACAAACGAATACTATCGTATACAGTTTGATTGTATGCCTGAAAGCAGTGAATTGAAGGAGTAACAATGTCAAAGGAAGATGACAAGGCTGGTTATACCGAATATGGATATAGAGGATTAGAAGAAATTAAAAAAGCAAACGAAAAAATTGCTGAATTACAAAAAGAGATTGAAGAACTGAAAAAAAGGTTAGAGGAGTAATAATGTCAAAAGAAGATAACACTGGTAAATTAGAAGTCGCAGTAAGAATTTTAGGAAATGAATTGGTAGCACTGAAAATGGTTGTTGACGACTTCAAAGTAAAGTGGTTAATTTACGGAGTGATTACTATTGTTGCTCTTGGTTGGGCCGCAAGCAGTTTTGGTCCTGCATTATTTGAAATGGTGGGTGGTGAATAATGTTAAGTAAAAAATGTAAACTACATTTAAAAGAAGTAAACGAAACACCATTACAACATATGAAATATGCATTAACGACAGCAGTCAAATTACAACTATTGGTTCCTGCTTTATTAATACACAGTGTTGCTCCTCGTTACTTTTCAAAAACTGCAACAAATGTAATGCGTAATATTTTAAAAAACAGAGAGGGTATATAATGTACGAGTACAAATGTAAAATCCTTAGGGTCGTTGACGGAGATACTGTTGATGTAGATATTGATCTAGGATTTGGTGTATGGATGCACAAAGAACGTGTTCGAATGATGGGTATTGATACTCCTGAATCTAGAACAAGAGATAAAGTTGAAAAATTGTTTGGACTTGCTTCAAAGGATAAACTTAAAAGCCTTTTACCAATAGGATCTATACAGGTACTAAAGACTGAAATAGACAAAAGTGGTGAAGATAAAAAAGGCAAGTTTGGACGTATTCTAGGCGATTTCCTTATTGACGATAAAAGAGCGACAGATATGCTTATTGAAGAAGGATATGCAGTTGCTTATTTTGGCGGCTCAAAAGAGGAAATAGACATGAAGCATATGGCAAATCGCGAGAAATTGCTACGTGAGTCAGCAGTAAGCAAAGCAGATTATGATGCGGCTGTTGCTAAAATGTCCTAAAAACCTCCCAAAATACGCGGAAAATTAACTTTTTACCAAAAAAGGTTGACTTTAGCGTTTTATTATGTTATTATAGTGGCTATGTTAACTAAAATAATAAAAATAATAAGGAGAGGTAACATTATGCCAAATACAGCAAAAGGTACAAAGTTCTTCAACGAAGGAACTCAAAACCAACAAATCCTAGCAAACTACTGGGGTAACGGTAAGTCGTTTACTACAGAAGATTTAACTGATGACTTAGATATTATGTCACCAGGTGCAAGACTAACTGAGTTAAGAGACGCAGGCTTCGACGTAAGAGTTGTTGAGTCTAACTCAAATGACACAGTAGGTAGACCAGTTGCTACATACAAGATCATGAAAAGAAGAATTTTTGCGTAATCTTTTCCAATCTTTTTAACCAAAACAGGTTGACTATTGCGCCTATCCATGCTATATTATACAAGTAATAAGGCACAAAGGTAGGCGCAATATGACTATGAGTTTAGTACGTGGCATGACCACACTCAATACAAAGAAGCGTAAGGCTTCGAAGATGACTTCAGGCAAACTAGCACGTTTGCAAAAACAACACAAAGAACATAACAAACATATGAAACAACTAGGTTGCCATAGTAATGTTATGACTTTCCCAGAATATTTAGATTATGTGAGTGGTAATTACAAGCCAAAACATAAGCCGTCAGTAATCAAGACTGATTGGCAACAAGAAGGTTACACACGTAAGACAGAAACTATTCCTAGTCATAATAGTGAACATAGTTTTGCTCCAGCAGTGAAAAAAGAATCTTTGCAATACACAGGTGAACGTAAACTTGTAGGTATTGCTATGATGCATAAGTCGAATCTAGTTCCAGTATTTGCAGATGAGGACGATAAGACTGGTTCTAAACAAGCAACAGAAATTGCACAAATGCGTAGAAACTAAACTACATACTAAATGTAGTAGGATTGTAACTTAAATAAATGATGAGGCAAAATAAAATGAGAATATTTTCAATATGGACGGCGATGGTTTTATTAACGTCAACGGCCATGGCATCAGCAAGTACATTTCAAAATGTTATTACTGACGAACTGTACACTGAGCAAAACCACCCCGAACTTTATTGCTTGGCACAAAATGTTTATTTTGAAGCAAAGTCGGAGCCGTTAGCGGGACAATATGCTGTCGCTGACGTTGTACTCAATAGAGTAAAAGACAATAGATATCCTAATACAATTTGTGAAGTTGTTAAAGAAGGACCAATTAAAGAAAGTTGGAAAACTAGACAATATGCAGATTTACCAGACGAGGAAAGAATTTACTATCCTAAAAAAAATAAGTGCCAATTTAGTTGGTATTGTGATGGTAAAGCAGATAAAATTCGTGATGGAGACGCTTGGAGGCAAGCACAAATTGTTGCATATAGGATAACCTATAATGATAGGCACAGAGGATTGACTGAAGGTGCTACACATTATCATGCTGACTACGTGCATCCTAAATGGGCAAGTACACTACAACTTGTAGGAAGAATTGCAACACATATATTTTATAGGTGGCCATAAATGGAAAAGAAACATGTTGATAATGAGTATGTTGTCTTAGACGACTTCATGCCAGACAGTCTTGTAAATCATATTGAACAAGTTATGATGTTCAACGATAATCTTGCATGGGGGTTTAGAGATTCCACTGCAGGGGTTGACGATATTGATACTAATAATAAAAATATAAAAGAAACATTTCAATTCCAAAGTAACTTATTTGATCATGACTCCGGACCAACTAGTCAATTTTTTGAGGCAATACATCCTATAATGATGTTCGCCGAATATGCACTTGGATTTACAACTCAAAATGTAAGTAGGATCAAAGCAAATACATTATTACAAGTTGCAGGCACAGAAGGCAAGTATCATCCACCACATATGGACTTGATGAATGATAACGGATATGCAATGGTATATTATGTTCATGATGCTGACGGAGAAACGGTTTTATTTGATAAACGGTTCAAACAAGCATTTAAGCATGATCCAAAATATCTAAACCATGGTGCATATGATTTGAATGAGATTGCTCGGGTAACGCCAAAAAAGGGAAGAGCACTTCTTTTCCATTCTAATCGTTTTCATGCTAGTAGTAACCCACAGGTTGCACAACGTAGAGTGATAATAAACCACGTTTTTACTACAGATGATAACTTCCTAACCAAAATAGGTTGACTTTTGCGTTTTATTATGGTATACTATAGACATAATAAAAAAGGCTAACTTATAGGAGGCATTACATATATGGAAAATCCATTAAACACAGTTACAGAGTTTCTTACCCAAGAATGGAGTAAGACTGTCGAGTATCAGACTCAATCATGGGCTGATGCAAAACTTCAACTGGCAACCAATCAAGAACAAATAGTAGGTTTGTTCAACAAGGTTGTTTCACTTTTCAACTAAGAGGCTAAAATGAAAGGCTTATTAAAAACTATTGCGTTAGTTGGTGTGTTAGCATCGCTAGGTGCGTGT